AGCGTCCAGTAATAGGCCCCGCGCGCACCGGCAGGCGCACCAGGGATATCTGCGTCGGTTGCCGCATTGGCGTAGCGGCCAGCCAGGTCCGCCGCCTCCGCTGCTTCATCGCGCAAGTTGCCCGCCTCGGCCAAAACCGGCGCGGCGCCGGCCTCCACCAGCGGCGCCAGATCAACGCGCTTGGCCTCACCATCCTTGAGCACCACCACGGTTTCCGCACCATCTGGTGCGGCGACTTTGGGCAGGTCGGAAATCTTGGCCATGGATCAGCCCTCCACCCACAGCCGGTCGGCCGTGGCGTCAAAATCGGTGAGGTTGGCCGCCGGCATCTGCGCGATAACGGTGACGATGCGGTTGGACGCCGCGCGGATCGCGTCGATCGCGGCACGGCGGGCGAGCGCTTCGGCCAGGCCTGCCGGCGCCGGGGCGCCGGTGGCGGCGGCCAGGGCGGCCTGGGCGATCACGGCGTTGTCGTTGGTCTGCCGTTCGATCGTAGCGATGGCCTTGATCCGGCGCGTTGCTTCGGCATTGACCGCGGTACTCGCCCGCACGCGCAGCTGCTCGATGCTGGGGGGCACCACGGCGGCCAGGACAGGTCGCCCCGCGTCGTTCGGCACGATCTGGCGGCCCTGGGACTGCGCGTCCATCAGCTGGCGATGGCGCAGGCGCGAAATGCGCACCGCGTCCTCGGGCAGGACTGGGTGGTTGGCGGCGTGGAAAAAGCCGCCACGCGCGGCGCTGTAGTAGATGTGGGACATCGTCACACCCCCAGGAAAAATGCGTTGAAGCCGTCGAGGCGCATGTCTTGGCCGTCGTCGGACTGGGTCTGGATCGTGCAGGACGAGAGACCCGGTTCGCCGACGAACTGCAGCCAGAGATCGCGGCTGATCGAGAATGCGGTGTTCCACCCGGTCAGCGAAATGGGGACGACGAACGCGGCGAAGCTGTCGGGGTAAGCGACGGTGAGCACGCGCTCGGTGGTGATCACCTGGCGCACCTGCACCCACATCAGCTTGAGCCCACCGGGCAGCGTCCAATAGCCATTGGGTGTCAGGCTCTTGGGCAGGCCGGCCAGGCCGGCGGGCGTGGCTGCCTTGCCACCTTCGGTGCCCGCCAGGATCTCGGCCGCGCTGGCCGCTGCCAGGTTGATCGTGGGATTGCCGGCGAGCGCACCGCCGCCGGTCAGCAGGCCGCCGGCCGAGACGGTTGCAGCGCCATTGGCCTTGGCGGCCAAGGTGGCGAGGATCGTGGCCAGGCTCGCCGGGGTGAGCACCTTGTCGCCCGCCGCGCCGGCTGCAGCCTCGGCAGCACTGGCGGGATTGAGCGTGAGGGTAAGATCGCCCGCCAGCGTGCCGCCGCCCGAGAGCAGGCCGCCGTTGGTCTGGACTTTGCGTCCGCTGGGCACCGCGCCAACGTCCCCGGCATTGAGCACCACGGCGCCGACCCGGCCATTAACAGATGACACGGGCGCCGGCGTCGAAATCTCGAGCCAATTCGCCAGCGTGCTGGGCGGAAGGGCCTGGAGCACATAGACCAGGCCATTATCGGCGCGCACGGCGAAGTCGCCCACCGTGGCATCGGCCTTGGCCAACATGGCGGCCTGATCAGCCACCGGCCACACGTCGATCAGGTCGATCGCCGGGCGCTGATCGACAGCGAGCTTGCCATCGGCGCCGAGCGTCGCCACGCCGCTCGCTGCGCCGAGCTGGGCCGCGTTGACATAGCCGGCGAGGACTTCGGCCATCACGGCGGGCGTGATGATTTTGTCGCCCACTGCGCCGGCCAGCGCCTCGGCAATGGTTGCCAGCTGGGCCACGCCGGAAACCGTTTCGGTGGCCGGGGGATTGAGAAAACTCGTGTCGCCGAACGTGATCGCGGCTACATCGGCGGCCGCGAGTGTCCAATCGATCGCCAGGTAGAACGTCGCGGCAGCGGCCTTCTCAAGGATCGGATCGGGCTGGCCAAAGACGGCAAACAGCGTGCCATCATTGAGGTAGAGGGCAATGCCGCGAACGGCATAGCTATCGGTGCCGCTGTCACGCAGCGTGAGGTGCACGGTATCCGGTGCCACGGCGAGGCCGGAAACCGTATCGATCCGCTTGAATTCGCCGGGCAGCACCTCCAGCGTGGGCGCGGCCACAAACGCGGCTTGGGTAAGCCCGGCTTCGACGATGTGCACGGTGCGCGTGCCCCCGGCCGGATCGACCATGGCCGCGCGCCCAGCGTCGGTGATTTGCAGGACAAGCGCAGTCATCAGGCACTCCCATCAAGAAATTGGCCGGTGTCGTCGGTCAGCGGCTCGCCGATCTCGTCGGTGATCAGCGCGGCCCAATCGGTGCCGCTGGTGTCCGGCACGGCAGCGACGCGGCGATAGAGCGCGGCATGGGCGGCGCCGGTGGCGGCGGTGGCGCCGGCCACGGCCAGGTCGATCACGACGTCGAAGTGGCTGCGCGCGGGGGAGACGCGGACGACATCGGCAATGATCTGCGCGGTGGTGGCAGCAGACACGCGCGCGCCACCGGCCACACCATCCGTGCCGATCGCAGGCAGATGCACGGCAAAGGTGTGCGGCACGCCGCGCGGCGCTGTCTGGTGCCACTCCACCAGCGTCAACAGGCTGTCGATGCCGGCGAGTGCGGTCTTGACCGCCGTTACGCTGCCCTTGCGCCGCTGATCCTCGATCGCGCGGGCTGTGGCAGCGCGCTTTTCCGCTTCGGACCAATCGGCGTCCCATTTATCGACAGAGAGCGACCAAGCCAGCCACGGCAGCGCGGCGATCGGGCAATGCCATGGATCCCACAGCTGCTCGATCGGCAGGTCGATGTCATCAAAGCGCAGGCCCAGGCGCGCAAGCGCAACCTCGAGCGGAGTGCTGTTGGGTGGGAGCAGGCTGTCACTCGACACGGCCGGCGATCCTCACCGCAGTGCCCACGCAATTGGCGCATTGCGTCTTGCCGATCTCGACGTCTGCCGGGGGCTCGTTAATCAGCGCATTTTGCACACCGGCGACGACGGCGGCGGCATAGAGGCCCGCGCGCGTGATCGAGCGGCCCAGCTTGCGCGAGGTGGCCTTGTAGGCTTCCACGCCCGCCTGCGCGGCGGCGAGCACCACAGTCTCGTCTGGCCCGGAAAACAGCACCAGGTCGATATCGATCTCGTAATCGATGATCTCGGCCGAGCGCACCTGGGGCAGATCGGTGACCGGGCGCACGTCCTCGTCATCGGCAACGGCCAATTCCACCGCCTCGATCTCGTCGTCGCTAGCCGAGCCGTCTCCCAGGCTGGACAGCAACGCCACGATCACGGTGCCCGGCCAGATCGCGCCATCGAGGGCGGCGGTCATATCGGCAACCAGGCCGGCGGCGGCGCCATGGGCGGCCAGCACGCCCAGCACGAGCGCGCGGATATCGTCCGGCCTGGGGCTGGTAACGCTGGCGTCTGCCACGGTGTTCGCGGCCGACAGCGCGTAGAAGCGATAGGCGCTGGCTGGACCAGCTACTGAAAAGGCTTCGGGCGCCAGCTGGATGCGCGCCTTGTATGGATCGTCCAGCTCTCCGGGGAGCCGCTTGACGTTCAGCAGCGCGCCCAGCTGGTCGAGATTGCTGCCAGTGGCATAGGCAAGCATGACCTGCTTGGCCCGCTCGTTGAACTGCTGGCGCAAGAGCAGCTCGCGATAGGCGTAGACCTCGAGCACCTTGACCGCCGGGTCGCTGGTTACCGTGGCGTCAAAGGTGGGCAGATCCTCGACCATCTTGGCCACAGCCTGGGCGCGGATGTCCTCATACGAGAGCTGCTCCACCACCGTTGGGGCGGGGAGCTGGGAAAGGTCAATCGCGGTGGTGCTGTCAGCCATTGCCCCGGCATGGCGCGGCTTCGCGCGCGCGAGGAGGCGCTGGGCGGGTAGAGGCTGGCTCTACCTAATCCGGCTCGATCATTCCGGCCGCGACCAGCATGGCGAGATCTTCATCCTCGTCCGACAGGCCGAGCAGGTGTCGTTCAGGGTAGCGCGCACGGATGCGCTTTCCATTGCGCAGGCGCCCGACCGTAATGGTCTCACCGAACTGGCTCACGCGGCCCATGCGCGCGGTGACTGGGGAAACAGGTGCCAGCTCCACGCCATCCTCGTCGGCATCGATCTTCCACTGTTTGGCCTTGCTCAGGCCGCGAAACATCTTGGCGCCGGCCTTTATGCGTAGGCGGCCCCGGCGGTCATACCGGGCCTTGCGCCGTTCGAACGGGGTGCCGTCCGGGTTGGTGTTGGAGCTGATGCGCTTGAGGTTCGCGCGGCGCAGGGCCTGGCCCAGCTTCATGGCGGTGCGCTTGCGCTCGGCCGGGGATAGTCCATGCAGGATGCGGCCGAACCATTCGTCGAGCCGGGCGAGATCTTCGTCAGCCATCACGCGGCCGGATCGAAGGGAGCAATCTGGCCCTCACCAGTGACGGACACCGCCCTGAGAACGGGGATAGCATCGAGGCCCGGGAAGGGACGATCGTCGGCAAAGAGAGGATCGGGCTCCGCCAGGTATGTGACCTGCATCTTGCCCTGGGCGTTGAGCGCGCAGGTAACGTTCTGGGTAAGGTCGATCTGGATCAGCGCGTCATAGGTTTCGTTGTCGATGACATCGTGATCCAGCGCAAAGGCATCCTTGCCTGGGGCGAGCAGGTCGGGCTGGTTCACCCGTAGCCAGGCGCAGATCACGTAGACCACCGCAGCGATATCGGTGGTCATATCCATGAGCAGGACGTTGACACGGTAGGACATGGTGAAGCCAAACGTCGCCGTCTGCCTGCATTGCACGGTTCCGCGGTCAACCCAGATACGCAGGCGCTCGGGGGAGTTGGCCAGATCCTCGATCGACGTGGCGAGCAGCTGGCGGAGGCTGTCATCCTTGCGCATCAGTCCCACAGGCTCACAGTTTCGAGGGTTTGGGTGGCGGCCGAAGATGAGGCCTCCGGCAGGATTATCGGGCTGCCGGCGGGGAGGCGTGGGCCAAGCGCTGCAAGGCCCGGGTTCAGGTCGAGGACCTGCTCGACCACGGTGCGGGTATAGCCCAGCACGCGCCAGCAGACTTCATCGACGGTTTCGCCTTGGAGGGAGGTGGCAGTGCGGGCCACGTCAATATGCGCTGAAGAAGCGGCCTGCTGCGCCGCATTTCCGGCGCAATACAAGCCACACGCGCCAGCCCCGACGTTCGGTGGCAGCCGGTTTGTTCACCCGGATGATTTCGAGGCCAATCACGGGGCAACTGCGCGCTTTGAGAGGGCGAGAGCAGACGACTTTGCCGCTTTCGCAATTGCTCCACCGGCATTTGATGCAGGGCGTGGGATGTTCGCGGATCGCCATCAGATCAGTCTCACGCGGTTGCGGCCGATTTGCGCGCCACCGATGGAGCGCAGATCGGCCACAGCTCCTAGTGCGACCCGACGGGCTTCATCGGCGGCTGTGTCCTTTTCAGCGGCGCGATCAAGGCCCTGATCGGTGGCGCTGACATCGCGATCGGATGCATAGAGATCGGCGGCGGCGAAATTCGTGACGATGCGCTCCCAAAGCTTAACCGCCAGATTGGCGCCGTTGAGCTGGTCTGCCGTGACATCTTCAAGTTTCGCGATCCCCGCAGCGGCCTTGGCTGTGCGCCAGTCTGCCAGCTCGCGGAATGCGTGCAGCATGCCGCCCTCGATCGCCATGGTCAGCCGCTGGGTCGTGATCGTGCCTTTGCCCAGGCGCACCGAGTAGCGCACGGTATCGAGCTTGACTGCCGGGAACCAGCCATCGGCCACGACCTGCGCACCATCGGGATCCCAAGGGCCGGCAGGGACTGCAATGACGCCAGTGGACATGGTGCGCTTCCTTGAAGGTTTTGGGGGGTGGGGATGGTTGGCTGGGCGTCACCGCAAAGCGGCTGCACAACCCGCCATCCGCCCCCCAGCGCCGTGGGCGATTCGTGGATTAGGTCGTGACGGTGG